TGCCATGTTTTGCACGTTTTTTAGCCACCTGGTGACGCTTGGTTCGATCTGACCAGAAAGACCGGCAGGACAAGGCGAAGGCTCGCTACGACGACATCAAGCGTCGCACTGGTGAACGCTCACGCCAAGTCGGTGCCGCCGGGCGCGACATCGGCAGCATCCCGCCGGTAAAGGACGTCAAACGCCGCGACGCCTGCCGGGACTCGTTCCGGTCATTCTGCGAAGTCTACGGCGCTGAGTCGTTCCCGCTGGCGTGGTCGCCTGACCACTTGACGGCGATTGCCAAGATCGAGGCGGCTGTGCTGCGTGGCGAGTTGTTCGCCTTCGCCATGCCTCGTGGCTCGGGTAAATCCACGCTGTCGATCTGGGCCTGCCTGTGGGCGATGCTCTACGGTCACCGCTCGTTCGTGATGCTGGTGGGTTCTGACCAGGCGATAGCCTGCCAGATGCTCGATACGCTCAAGAGCCACCTAGAGCAGAACGACCTGCTTGCCGAGGACTTCCCGGCGGCGTGCTATCCGGTGCGTGCGTTGGAGGGCATCACGGCTCGGGTGCGTGGTCAGACATGCGAAGGCGAGCCGACGCACATGGGCTGGACGGCAGATAAGGTCACGTTGCCCTGGATCAAGGGTGCCGCCTCGGCTGGTGCGGCTGTGCGTGTCGCTGGTATCACGGGCCGCATCCGTGGCATCAGTCACACACGCCCAGACGGCAAGACGATCCGCCCCAACCTGTGCCTCATTGACGATCCGCAGACTGACGAGTCGTCCGCGTCGCCGTCGCAAGTGGCTACCCGTGAACGCATCCTCTCGGGTGCAATCCTCGGTCTCGCCGGTCCCGGTGCGAAGATCGCCGGTTTGGCGACGATCACGGTGATTCGTCCCGACGACCTGGCTGACCGTCTGCTCGACCGGATGCGTCATCCTTCGTGGCAGGGCGAGCGCACGAAACTGGTCTACGAGTGGCCCACTGCGGATGAACTGTGGGGGCAGTATTCCGAGATGCGTCGTGAGGGGCAGCGTAGCGGTGAAGGCACTGCGGCGGCTGACGCCTTCTACCGGGCGAATCAGGCGACGATGGACGCCGGGTCTCGGGTGGCGTGGCCGGAACGGAAACACGACGACGAACTGACGGCGATACAGCATGCGTGGAATCTACGCATCGACCGTGGCGAGTCTGCGTTCCAAGCGGAATACCAGAACGCACCGCTGGCGGATGACATCTCGTCCGAGAAACTCGACAAGCGGGCGCTCGCCGCTCGGGCGTTGACGCTCTCGCGTGGGACTGTCCCACTTTCCCACCAGACGGTGACGGCGTTCATCGACGTGCAGGACAAACTGCTGTACTGGCTCGTCGCATCGTGGGGCGATTCGTTCGGTGGTCACGTCGTCGCATACGGCACCTATCCCGACCAAGCCAGCACGTTCTTTGAAGCGAAAAACGCAAAAAAGACTCTGGCGCTATCTGCCAAGGGTGCCGGGTTCGAGGCGGCATTGTCTGCCGGCTTGGAGTCGCTGACGCAGATCCTGCTGGGCAAGGATTGGAGCCGTGAAGACGGCGTCTCCATGCGTGTGCGTCAGGTGCTCATTGACGCCAACTGGGGGCAGTCCACCGAGACGGTGCGGACGTTCTGCCGTCGCTCGACGTTCGCAGCGATGCTGCTGCCATCTCACGGCAAGGGTATCGGTGCCAGCGGTGGCAGCTTGACCGAGAAGAAGGGGCGAGGCGAGAAGATCGGGCTGAACTGGGTGATGCGACAGACGGCGACGAATCAACGCTACGGCGTCTACGACACAAACTTTTGGAAGACGTTCAGCGCCGCTCGTCTGCGTCTGGCGATGGGCGACCCAGAAGCGATCACGCTCCATGCTGGCGATCACGACATGCTCGTTGAGCATCTGACCAGCGAGTATCCGGTGAGGACTGAAGCACGCGGGCGAGTCGTTGACGAATGGAAGCTAGACAACCGCCGCGAGAATCACTGGTGGGACTGTCTCGTTGGGTCTGCGGTGGCGGCGTCGATTGCGGGCGTGCAACCCGTGGCGACCGAGGCGGGTGGACGCCAGCGGAAAAAGGTGACAATCCCGAGCGGGCCGAATGGCAAGAAGATGATCCAAGTGAAGCGGTTGAAAAGTTGAGGGTTGTTCAACGACGCATGCGATTGGCAACGGCTGGATAGAACCTGTTGAGTGTGGGCCAGCCAGCATCCACCTCGACATTTCAAGGATGAACGCATGAAGACACGAATCCACGTCAACCAGCACGTCATTCGCAAGAACGCCAAGACAGGAGAGCGTTGCCCTGTGCTGACCGTGAAGCATGGCAAGTCAAACACCTACTGCCACGCCGTCGATGTTCTCGGTCCATGTCGAGTGGTCTACTCGCCAGAAAAGCCGCTTTCCTGCGGGGCAAAAGTCTGGATTGAAACCGAGTCTGAGGTTGTCGCAGTCCAGGCAGACGACATCGCGCCCTCGGCTGTCCAGTAGCCGAAACCGCTGGTTTCCTGCTGGAAAACTGGCTTTTTGAAGAAATCTCTAAAGCCCTGTTGACGAGTATTCCGATGTCGGTATACTAGTGGCATGACGCGGACGAACGACGGACGCGGGAACGAACGACAACAACCGGAGACAAAGCGATGAACGCAACGATCAGCCAAAAGGTGACGGTCAGCGGAAAGACATACCTTGCCAGCGAGACGCACCTGCTCCAGGTGTTTGTGGACGGCCACAGAAAGACTTGCGGCATCACTGGGCGCAAGGTTGCCTGCTGCGGCTACTGGAAAATGCTTCGCAAGCCTGTTGCTCGCTGATTGTTCGGATACCCATCCACCACCAACCACAAGGAACGAACCATGAACGCGACCGCAAAGATCAACGCGAGGCAACGGGCGGCACTTGCCGCGTTTGCCAGCCACAACGAGACGGGCTGGCCCGAGGGCGTGCTGCGGTGCACCGCAATCGCACTGCTGGATCGCGGCTTGATCGAGGTCGTTTCTTCGACCGGCCTCCAGTACGCAAGCGACTACGTTCCCAACTTCTGCGGCAAGGGCTACCACGTTCGCCGCACCGCGTACTGGGTGACGCGGTACGCCTTGACCGACGCTGGCCGCGCCGCGATCACCGGCTGATCGTCCTGACACAAGACAACTACCAGCAAGCGAGACAAAACAATGAAACGACTCTGGACAGGCAACACGGTTCGGCAGGAAGCAGTGTTGTTCGCGGCTGTCAAACGAAGGTTTTCGCCAGCCGATGCAATCGAAGACGCCTGCGACGATTGGGAGAGATGCCCTGCCGGGAGCATCAAGCACGCGATTGGGCAATACGTCCTCGGGCTTTCTGACGCAGCCTTTATGCGTCTTGTGCGCGACGTAGAAAAAGCCAGGCGGCTTTGATAAAACCGACCGCAATCGTGAACACCACTCAAGACGACTGGATTTCTCTTCCTGCCGCCGCTGCGCTCGCCAACGTGACAGAGCGCTGGATGCGTGCGCTTGTCGAAAAAGGCAAGGTTGTCGGCAAAAAGATTGGCCGCAACTACATCGTCAGCCGCAAGTCGGCTGCGGCGTTTGTCCGCAGCGAGACTGAAGGCAGGCCGCGAGCCAAGCCAAAACGTAGATAGCGTGCCGTTTGGCAGAGTGAATGCCGTTCGCGGCTTGACAGGTTTGCCATCATCATCGGCATGAACCAAGTCACGCTGACCACCGTTGACGGTCTCGACCCTCGTGACATGCTGGCGATCCGCTCCCGGCTGACGAAGCCGTCGAGTGAGTTTCAGTTGGAGGTTGCCCAGGTGCTGGAAGGCGAGGGGAGCAGCTGCACACCGCTTGCCGTGTGGCACTGCGACGGCTCGTTGATTGCTTGGGCGTGCTCGCACGTCTGGCGTGGCATGCAGACGTTAGAGCAGTACGTCGAGGAGCGGTATCGCAACACGGGCAAGGCGACGGCGTTGACTGCGTTCCTGCTGTCGTCTGGCGTGATTGACGCAGCCAAGCCGCTGGCAGTGTTCTCTCCGTTCACGGCAGACATCGCCCGCAAGCTAGGCGTGGCAGACGTCGTGCTCTTTGAGCGGCGCGGCTCTGAATGGGCCGAAGTCTAACGGCATACCCGGTCTGTGATTGCCGGTGCGTCCCGTAGCGTTGCTCGCATGAGCGACGAACTACGCGCAAAGATTGCCGAGACGGCATCCGGCCCCAAGCGGGTCCGCACCGATGCTGGCGAAGTTGAGGCACAGGATGTCGCCTCAATGATTGAGGCTGACAAGTATTTGTCTGCCCGTGCTGCGAGCGGCAGCGGCAACACACGCCGTGGCCTGCGGTTCAACAAGATCATCCCGCCGGGGGCTGGCTGATGGGTTTGTTCAGCAGGCTGCTGCCGGGACGCAAGCCGCAGAACGTGGCGGTGCCTCTGCACGTCCGTGCGAAGTTCGACGCCGCAGAGATGGGCGACGACCGGCGGCACTGGGCGAACGCCGACGCCTTCGCTGCCGATACGGCTCTATCGCCTGAGAAGCGACGCACGATGCGGAATCGTGCCCGCTATGAGCGTGCGAACAACTCGTATCTCGCTGGCATCTCGGCAACGCTCGCCAACGACTTGATCGGCACCGGACCACGCCTGCAACTCAACAGCGGCGACGTCGAGGCGGATCGCCTGGCGGAACGTCTCTTCTTCGATTGGTCGTGGCAAGTCGATCTGGCGACGAAGCTGCGGACGATGCGTGAGGCGATTGTGGTGGACGGTGAAGCGTTCGCCATGATGATCAGCAACCCTCGCCTGCCGGGCGTGCAACTCGACCTGCGGCTCGTGGAAGCCGAGATGGTGGCGACGCCGGTGCAGTCCGTCACGCCTAGCGTCACCGTCGATGGCTCGATTGTCGATGGGCTTGAGTTCGACGCCTCGGGCAACGTGCTCGCCTATCAGGTGCTCTCGTACCATCCTGGTGCGAACTACCACGTCAACGCACTGAACTACCAGCGGGTGCCAGCGGCACAGATGATCCACTGGTTCCGGCCCATCCGGCCCGGCCAGCATCGTGGCGTTCCTGAAGTGGCACCGGCTCTCAAGCTGTTCGCCCAGCTTCGCCGCTACACCGAAGCGGTCGTGGCTGCTGCGGAGACTGCCGCCGACTTCGCAGGCTTCCTGCGGACGAACTCGCCTGCCGCCGAGGTGGACGAAGTTGAAGCGTTCGCAGAGATGCCAATCGAAAAAAGAACGATGGTCACGCTGCCAGACGGCTGGACGTTCGAGCAGCTCAAGGCAGAGCAGCCGACGACGCAGTTCCCGGCGTTCGTGCGTCAGCTTCTGGGAGAGTTGGGGCGTTGCCTGCAACTGCCTTTCAACGTCGCTGCGTTGGATTCGTCGTCCTACAACTACGCATCGGGCCGCATGGATCATCAGGTCTATGCCACGACGCAGCGCGTGATGCGTGACGATCTTGAGCGTCGGATGCTCGACCGTCTGCTTGCGGCGTGGGTGAACGAAGCAACCCTGGCAGGGCTTCTACCTGAAGGCATCCCGCCGTTCAGCGAGTGGGATTGGTCGTGGCAGTGGGACGGCAAGGAACACGTCGACCCTGCCAAGGAAGCCAATGCCGCCGAGACGAGGCTGCGTACGCACACGACGACTCTGGCGACTGAATACGCCAAGGCTGGCAAGCAGTGGGATGTCGAACTGCGTCAGCGCGCCGCCGAAGTGGCGTTGATGAAGGAACTCGGACTCTGGGTCGATCTCACGCCGGAAGTGAACTACGGCGGGCAGCTTGACGAGAACGGAGACCCCGTAGAGGAAAACCAATGAACGCAATCAAGTTGGATTCTGGCGTCACGTTCCTGCAAGCCGCCGAAGGCGATTCGGCACCGGCTGGCAAGCGTTTTCGCATCGTCGCCTACACGGGCGCACCGATCCGGCAGGGCTGGAGCCGTGAGCCGGTCGTGATCGACATGGCTGGCATGCAGCTGCCGGCGACTGTGCCGGTGGTGCTCGGGCACGACTACTCGCTTGGCTCGATCCTCGGGCAAGGTCGCCCGTTCATCGAAGCTGGGCAGTTGATCGTTGAAGGCGAGATCCTCGCTGACAACGACAACGCACGCCAGGTGATGGCACTCGCCGCTGCGGGCTACCAGTTCCAGGCGAGCGTAGGTGCTGACGTTCGTCGGCACCAGAAGATCGACGCCGATGGCGTCACCACCGTCAACGGTCAGGCTCACGTTGGGCCTGTTCGAGTGGTCAAGGCTTCGGCACTCCGAGAGACGTCGTTTGTGACGCTCGGCGCTGACGGGGCCACGACCGTATCAATCGCAGCCGAAGACGCTGCCGAGGAGGTTCCCATGGCGGATGACGCCAACCAGAAGCCTGCCGACGTCGTTGAGACGCCGGTGGAAGTCACGGCGAGCGTCGCCGTGGAGACCAAGCCCGAAGTCGATCACACCGAAGTGATTGCGTCCCTCACGAAGAAAGTCGAACAGATGGAAAAGCTGATCGCCACCCGCGACGAGCGTCCTGCGGCTCCTGCCGTTCACATGGCGCAGCCGACCGCTCGCACGCCCGAAGTGATTGAGGCTGCGTTCGCCCTCCAGGGCAACCTGCCGAACGTCGAGAAGCAGTACGACGCCAAGACCCTCGAAGCCGCTGCCAAGATCCAGCGGACGACGTCGCTCGGCGAAGTTCTGCTCTCGGCTGCCGAGGAAGGCGGCTACACCGGCTCGCGTCGGATCTCCGCCGCGACCCTGCGTCCGATCCTCGCTGCTGCTTGGGCTACCCACAGCATCAGCGGCATCCTGTCGAGCACCGTGAACAAGTTCCTGCTCGCCGGATTCAACGGCGTGGAAGGCTCGTGGCGGTCCATCTCGGCGGTTCGCAGCGTGAACGACTTCAAGGCGCTGACGAGCTACCGGCTCAACGGCGGCATGAAGTTTGAGAAGGTCGCCAACGGCGGCGAACTCAAGAACGCTGGCGTCAGCGATGAGTCGCGGACCATCTCGGCGGACACCTACGGCATCATGACGAGCGTCACCCGCACTGACCTCATCA